GATAGTATTTTTCCCATTCTGCCAGAGCTTCTATAGCTTCTTTCCACAGTTTTAATCTGTTTTCAATATCTTGAATTTTTGTGTTTACTTGTTGGCTAAACTCTTTACTAGTTGTAACGATTTGTTCATATTCATTAAGCAATTGTTGAGTTTTTTCTCTGTTAATTGCTTGTAAACAAGTAGGACAAGAATCTGATAGATTAGTTAGTTTACGAATAAACTGTTGAGCATCTTGTGCAGTTTTATCATGTTCAGCACGTTTAGTTATATATTCGCTAATAGTTTCTGTAGGTTTTTCTGGTACAGGTAACAGTTTTAATTTACCTTGAACTGTTTTATATGTATTGTTCTGAGAAATCTTTTTATTTTTAGCACTTATAGTACTAATAGTTTCTCGAATACTAGCATATTGGCTTATATCATCTTCTGGCTGGGAAGGAACTGGTAGAAGTGGTTTTTGTTCTAAATTTTGTTTGTTATACTTATCAATCCAGTCTTGAATTGTTCGCAACTTAGATTCTGCACTGGCTACTAGTACTCCTAGATCTTGGTGTAGGCGTTTAAATTGATCACCAGTTTCTGTGTACCTAGTTAAGTTTAGGAGTTCAATTAAAAACTTTTTACGAGCCGTATCCGCACTAGTTAGAAACTCTAGACTATTTGCACCACTTTGGTAAACTACTTGCGTAAAAGTTTTGTGATCAATACCTATAATGTCTTCAATAATTTTATAGGTTGTAGTAGCAGTATGCCCACTTATATCTTTGCCATTCTTATACAACTTAACAATCTGAGAACCAGATCGTTTTGTTTCTATCCTATACTCATCGTTATCTTTTGTTAGTGCAAGTTCTACGTTATACCAGTTATCTTTTACATATCGGTTTAAAATATCTGCTTTTTTAATACCTTTGCTATTCTTATTATATAGAACTTCTTCAAGTATAAGAGCTATAGAACTTTTACCGTGTCCGTTTTTACCAATTAATTGCATTAGTGGAGCACTAGTAAAGTTTATTTGATTATCTTTGCCGTAACTAAAACAGTTAGACCATTTTAAGTGCTTTATTGTTATCATTTAAAAATCTTCTAAATTCCTGTAGTCCACCAATCCATTTACCATCTACTACAATTTGTGGAACACTGCGTGCACCCGGTAGTGTACTAAAAAATAGTTGTTTAGTTTCTGGCGTATCTATTACGTTAACTTGGTACGGAACACCAAGTTGATCTAATAATTTTTTAACCGTATCACACCCAGGGCAGTTTGGCTGCGACCATACAACAACTTGTTTAATCTGTAAGTTTGTCTCTGGCATTATAAAATTCCTCTAATACGCTATTAATTGTAGTCTGATCTAGTTCTAGAATATAGGTAAGATATTCACGAACTTCCTCAGCCATAGTCATATTAGGGTCTAGAATAAGCTGAGTATCTTGTGCTCGTTTTACTACTTTTTTATCGATTAGGTCACTATCTTCTAGTTGACTTAATTCGTGCAAGTTACCCTCAATCTCATAGATTGTATGATCGGGGTATGTCTGCGGTTTAGGGTCGCTTACGCCTACTGTTCGCTTAATAAGCTGTGGTAGATCAAACTTTAGCCACTCATGTTCCAAATTGTCCAAGTCAAGTAAGATGCATCCAGTTTCAACTCTGTTACGATGAAAGCTAGTAGTATAAGGACTACCGGGATAGAGAATATTACGCTGAGAGTTTTCATAACTGTGTAGATCTCCTGCTAGTACTACTTGCCAGCGATTTAGTAGTTCTAGATTAATTTCTGCCTTAACGTGTGGAGGAATATCTCCACGAACATGAGTTACTAGTACTCTACCTTGAAAGTCTAAATTACTGTAATTATCTTGAAAATCCCGTAATTTATTATAAGGAATAATATCAATGTCTCCACCAAGTAAATCACTCCTATAGTCATCACATACAGTTACTAGTTTATTTAATCGCCAAGTTGCACGTTTTAGATATGTTAAAAAGGTAGTATCCTTTTTAACCATTTCATGATTACCACTATAAATAACACTGGGTTTTTGAAGGCTAGCTACTAGGTCAAAATATAGCTCGACTTCATCCATATTAGGCAGTCTGTCAAATATATCACCGCCTATAATAATCATATCAGCTTTATCTTGCATCTCATGAAATTGATCTACAAATAGCTGAAATCTATTTTTAGCCCATTCTGTGGGCACATTCTTTTGACCTAGTTTAATGTGAATGTCGGCTGTAAAAAGTAATTTCATAATATAAGATAAAATAGCCTGCTAAACTTTTGGCTTAGCAGGCTGGATTATTAAGCTAAATCTTTAACAGCTTCACGTTCGCTATCTGTTTGATTCTCTTGTTCCTCTTCTTGACCTTTTTGCAGTTTCTCGATTAAGGCTTTTACCTCGTCGCTGGTGGGGCGAGGATACTTTTCATCAATAGATACTGCGGTATCAGCTAGCTTACGCTCGTTATCACCAAGGCTGCGCTGTTTACAACGAAGAACTTGCAGGGTGTATTCAACATTAAAAGCTAGTGGGCCAGTTTTATTACGCTTAAACACTACATCCCAACCAGTATCGTAGTCAGTAGGGTCGCCCAGATCTTCTGCAGCAGTTAGGATTTGCTCAAACAGTTTCTTTTTAAGATTTAGTACTTTAACTTTTCCATCCTTAGGATCAATACAGTTAACTGCATAGCTCCAGGAGCACTTCAAGTCAGGATACGAATCTTGTACCCAATCTTTTTCTAGATTATCAAATTTTTCTTTTTCACGACTAAAAGCTAGACATTCAATAGGAATATCTTTGTTATTAGTACCTTTTACCCAGTATACATAGCGTGGAAGAACCCCACCAATAAGCCTAACAGAGTTTTCTCCGTCTTTGTACTCGTAAGATTCAACTTTAGATGTTTGTGCTTTGCCTTTGGTTTGTTTAAATGAGAGTGCCATTTGTTTCCTCGTATATAAATTTTATATGTGCGTGTTTAATTATTAATAGCGGATTGTGTTTAATTGTAGCTATATTTAAGTCTGGGTATAAGGTTAAGTCAAGATGTTTTTGTTTTATGGTTTTATAGGAAAGATAATCTCTGCGTCCAGCTAGCCTAATATACTGTGCCTTAAATATTGCATCTGTTATTTTATCTTCAAATAGTGCTTTTGGATTTAACAAATAACTACTGCCTGCTTCTAGCCCCAAAATAGGTTTGTACTTTTCTCGTGCATTTTTAGGTATCCGAATACCAAGAAAACACTTATGTAGAGCTGCAACTAAATATTCAGGGTCGTTGTTTGTAGCAAACTCTAATTTGTTTAGGTTAAAAAAGAAGATCATTCTTTGAAGTAAAATAATATTATATCACTTTGTAGAACATTTTGCAAGTCAAAATTTTTTAAACCGTTTCAATGTGCCAGCCCTTTCTAAGGTACAAGCCTAGGCGGTTTCTGTTTTGCTTTTTATCAGCCCAACCAGCAAACTGTAGATCTACTACTAGTGGATCTAATTTACCAGGATGTTGTCGTTGTATTCTACCAATAACTTGCTCTAACAAGCTATCGTTGTTCATTGGTATTGCTAGGATAACACAGGAGAGTGAGTTGATTGAGATTCCTTCTGAGAAGATTTGTCTGCTACCAGCAATCGACATTTTTTCACGGTTAAGGAGCTGTTGTTTAATCGTCTGACGCTCATCAAACCCGGTTTCGCCAGTAACCAACACACAATTTTCTCCGATGTATTCTTTGACATTTCGTAAAAACTCCACCCTATCTGCAATTATAAGTACTTGATGCCCTGTTTCTATTTCTTGTTTAGCAATGCCAGCAATAAACTCTTGATAACTGGTATCGTTTGCTAGTGTATTTACTTTTTCAACCCATGTAGCGCCATGTTTAAGTGTGATTCCAGTGTTAACTGTCCTGACCGTTGGGGCCAGTGTGTTACTTTGTGGGGGCTTGATAACATGATTTCCAAAATAATCTTGAAATAAGACGTGTTTTCCATCTTTACGTTGCATTGTTCCCGACAGAGCAATGCGAAATCTACTGTGAAAAGTGTCAATAATTTGTGTAAATGTTGTTGCTGGACAGTGGTGTGCTTCATCTAGAATAATTGTTCCAAATTCTTTGCTTAGTGTATTACAGTGCTTTACAAGCGTTTGCACATTAGCCACAGTAATAGCATGATCTTCCCAATCTAACTTACCACTACCTATAATTCCAGCTCTAATACCAAATAGGTTTTCTACTTCTTCACACCATTGATCTCTAAGCGCTGTAGTGTGAGTAATTACTAGTGTTTTTTGACCCAGCTTTCTAGCAAGATGTAGTGCGGTAAATGTTTTACCCCAGCCTACTAGTGCATTAATAAAGCAGGTATCTGTAATCTCGTCACATACGGCCTGTTGTTCTGGGCGTAGCTCAAACTTAGGGTCTGGAAACGGAGCAGGAACAAGTACTCGTTTATCTACTACTTCCCAGCCTTGAGGAATTAAATCTTTACGGCCTTGTGGAACACTAATAATACCATTACCAATTATTTTATAGTTTCTAATAGTTTCTATACTACTAAAATGTTTACTACCAGTATCTTTTTTAAACTTATAGGTAAGAGTATCAATAATTTTTTTAGATAGTTCTGCACCTGGATCATTTAAGTATATTTTATTACTTATGACTGCTTTCATTTGCTAGATTAGCCTGTAGGTAGTTTTAAATTGATCCAAGTATAAGCCGTATAACATATAACCTAAACCCCACTGTAGTATACCAGCATAGCGTTCACCATTTTGTGGATGTCTGAGAGACTTAAATCTCTGATCTAGACCCTCAATTTCTAGAATACACCCTAGATTGGTCGCAGGTAACACCCTTTTAATCTTCCGGCAAACCAGCTTGGCGCGTGTGGATTTTTTGTACTGAAATAAGTTTCCATGGTTGTCTATAAACCATGTAGTAGGCTTTGCTAATTTTATTAAATCCACCAAGAAGTATATTGCGCGAGTAATAGGAAACAGTTTTGATTGGTCAAGCTGATATTTTAAGTGCAATCGTCTCAGCCCTAGGGTCGGTGCATCTACAGTTCTATCGTCTACAAGACGAAAACCTATAAAACTATTTGTAGAATCTTTATCTACGTACTCTTTAGAGTAGAACACAACCCCATCCTCAACAGTAGGCTTGTGCTCTCCTAGTCTAAATACGGGCCAGACGATCTCCCCTAAATTCATAAGTTTCCTCAAAAGATCCAAAACTGTAGTCATCACCAATATCTTGGTCTACTCCAATAGGTGAGCCAGAAATACTGCACCCACGATCAGTTTGAGTTCTAGTTTTTAGGATTTTGCAATAAGTATCAACATCTTTTTCATTAACTAGCGCAACAATAGAGTCATGTACTAACATGAATATTTTAGCATCCAAACCAAGTTTATTGACTTCTTGTTGAGTTTCCATTGCAGCCAGCAAGTTCATATCGCTGGCTAGAGATTGTACTTCGCTGTTAATACCGCTGCGTACCTCGTGCGCTGCAATACCTTTATCACTAGAAAACACATTGGGCAACCTACGCTTTCTGCCAAAAAAGCTATAAGTAAACCCATTTTCTTCAATAAACCGTTTGCGACCGTCCAGCCACTTTTTTAGTTTATTAAACTTGTTAAAATATGCGTCAATGTCATCTTGTGCCTGTCTAACTGGATAAGGCTTTCCAGTAGCTTTTGTAACAGTTACAGACACTTTTTGAGCACCAGATCCATATAGGATACCAAAGCTAATAGCCTTAGCACTTTGCCGCATTTCTGGGTATAGTTTCTTAACCTGATCTACTTCACAAGGCAGATTAAACACCATTTTAGCAATCGTACTGTGAAAGTCTCCGCCGCTGCTAAACACTTGTTGCAGGTTTTTATCTGCACTTAATACAGCCGCATAATACATCTCTGCAGTAGTCAAGTCTTGCGAGATTATTTTGTAGCCCAAGGGAGCTCGGATACATCCTTTAATAATTGGATCATCTCGTGGTATTTGTTGTGCATTAAATTTACCGCTAGAACTAAGTCGGCCACTTGTTGTGAAAATAAGATTAAAATTAGTCCTAATTCTACCATCTTTGTCTAGCTCCGGCAGGATTTTATTGATATAAGTATTTTGAATTTTACCTAATTGCCTAACCTTTAGGATAGCACCTGGCAGAGGGTGTTCTTCACTAAGTTTTTCTAGGACTTCGGCGTCTGTAGAAACCGCTCCGGTACTAGTTTTTTTACCTGTAGGCTGTAGTCCAACATAGTCGAATAGTACCTCACGTAGATGAAACACAGAATTAGCGTTAAAGATTTTACCAGAATCTTTTTCAAATTCTTGTACCTCCTTGTAGGTAAATATAGCCTGTTTTGCTTCTTCAATCTGATCGTCTAGATAAAGTTTTGCTGCCTGCATTCTTTTTACACTAATAGGAATACCTACTTCTTCCATATTCATGAGAAACACAGTACCATCGATTAACAGATTTTTATATACCCACAAAAACTTATCATTCTTTTGAATAATAGGCCAGAACTTTTGATATAGCTCATAGGTTACAGCAGTATCAATACTTGCATATTCTGAGATAATATCAAAAGGAATCAAATCATAGGTAAACTGCTCTTCTAGAATACCTTTTGATCTACAGTATTCTTTTTTGAAAGTGTCTAGAGCAGAATCATAATCACCAAAATCTGTGTACTTTAGGGCTAGTTCTTTTAAGCCATGACTATCAGTTTCATCAAGCACATAGTGCATAACCATAGTGTCATGAACATGGTCTGGTCTAAAGTCAATTCCAAGATGATAGCGAATCATCTTAAAGTCAAACTTTAGATTATGAAATACAATGTCAAAAGTATCAGCAATTTCTTGAATAAGCTGAATACATTCTTCATCTAGACAATCTGTAAGAATGTATCTGCCATGTTTTGACCTGTAGGTTACACTAAGGCCAAGCACATAGCCATCTCGAGGATATAGTGCGGTAGTTTCTGTATCCATACACACCACGCCCTGGGCACCAGCCAAAACCTCCCTAAAGAATTCTTTAGCCTCTACAGTATCATCAATACCCTTATAGTCGCCAGCCTGTAGTGGCTTAACTTCACCATTATAAATTTTGATGATTTTGTCTAGTGCACGCTCAAAGTCAGGTTTACCCTCTGGCTTGAACGCAAGCATTGCCGGGTTAGTAATACACACAAACTTATCGTCTACTAGCTGCCCAGCCATGTTAGTAACGCTGGTAACTTTAGCATATTCTTTAGCAGCTTCTGCGCCCACTAGAATAACTAGATCATACAGTTCATGATCAAAATCTAAATCAACATCTTTTTTGAGCAACTTAGTAATAGGAACACTACTCATATGAAAGTGTTCAAACTCAAAAAGAAAGTAGTCAGAATATCTAGTTCTATTTGGTGCTTTGTCAATTAAGGCTACGCGCTTCATGTGTTATATCCAATATAATTTTTTATGCTGTCTACTGTTTCTTGATCTAGTTCGCCAGGGTCTGTATCTTCAGGTAGATTTATAATTTCTACTAGAAATCCACAATCTTCAATTAGTGGTTTTAGTGTTTGCATAGCATTTTGACCTGCTTCGTCGCCATCAAACATCAAGTAGATTTTTGTTATACCTTGGGCTCTGTATGGTAATAGTTTAAGCTGTGTATCGTTTTGAAGTGTATTTGTACCAAATGTGCATACTACTGGGTGTAGTCCTTTATCGTAGACATTTAGTAAATCAAATATGCCTTCAACCATCACTAGGCTAGTTGATTCGTACGGCATATGTGGTGGGAATAAGGGAATCTGCACACCACTAGGATAATTTACATATCTAGGATTGCCATTGCTCATAGTATGCCGGGCTACAAATACTTGGATTTTATTAGTAATGTCCCAAATAGGAAACACTATTCTATCCTGAAGTTTTTCTACTTGATTTGTATAAAATGCTTCAAATTTCTTTAAAGTTTTTGGACTAATACCTCTAAATTGCTTTGTGTAAGGAGTAGCTCCTAGAGGCATATCTAGTCCAGTATTTGTAACCATAAGATCACGTAATTTTTTCTTTAATTTAGCTATTTTAATTGGTACTGGATTTGTAAAAACATTAAAATGTTTAAATACATTTGTTTTAAATCCGCAGCTAAAGCAGTGGGCGACTCCAGTTACTCGATCTATTCTAAAACTAGGATTTGAATCGTCATGCTCTGGATTAATACATTTTACAAGATAATCTCTGCCGCTTACGGTATAACTTAATCCTTGTTTTTGCAATAGTTCTAGTACTGGATCGCTCATTTATGTGTTCCAAGGTAGATCGTCTACTGGTTCTTGTGTTTTCTTAGTTTTTCCTGCGCGTTTTACTTTTTCTTCGTGCTCTGGTTTTTCTATAGTTTGAGGACTAATACGTAGTGTATCCCAATCAATAGGACAGGTAAACTGCATTTCTTTACCGCCACGTATTTTAGTAGTTTCAAAGGTAATTGCTTGCTTTTCTTTATCGTGTGCTTCCATTACTAATGCAATATCGGCAGCATCAAGAATACCTTTTGAAAATCTTGCCTCACCACTGGCATCAATTTGATACGGACTTACTAGTACTATTTCATACTTACGAGCCAGATTCTTTAATTTTTTGGATACCTCAATTTGTGGTTTCCAGTCATACTGGTCTATACCATCGGCAACAATTTGATTTAAGTAGTCTACTACTACAACAGCTAGTTTATCGCCAAATCTAGCCTTCATTTTACCAATGTGCAAGTCAATAGCACCTATGCTCAAGTCTCTATCATCAACAATAACCATTTGATTGGTTTGTTTTAGACGATAGTTTCTGACTAGTGTTTCTTCAAATTTAAATCTATCTCTGTGACGCATAAACTCTAGAACGGTTTGATCCGCATCTTCAAACATCTCGGCTCTGGCTTTTACTACTTTAAGCACTTCTTCATCAGTTAATTTATTTTGTTTTAGGCTTTGATGATTAACATTAGCTAGAATAGCTAGGTTTCGCTCCATTACTTCTATAGCTGTCATCTCTATGCTAAAGTAAAGGCAACTATTACCACTCTCATACTGATTAATAAAAATATTACTACTAGTAATACTCTTACCGCTACCTCGTTTACCACCGATGAGTATGAGTTCCTGTCTAGCCACGCCGCCAAGCACAGCATCAAAAGTATTGTTAAGTCCAAGATAAACACGTTCTTTTTCTAACTCTTGAGGATTGCGGAATAGAAGAATATCGCTCATTGTGTATACTTTTTCACTAGTATGAGTCTTTTCTTCTATGGTTAGGGCTATTGTTGATAAGTTTTCTTTTATTTCGTTGGAGTCGTAAAGTGGCAGTTTGTCTACAAATTTATCTAATAATTTTACAGTTTCGTTCTGAGTATACTGATCTATAAGAGCATCAAGGGCTACTTCAGCACTAACATCGGGTAACTCAGTTAGCTTTAGTGTAGCTAGAGTTTTAGCTGCCGGACCTTCTCTAATAGTAAGTTCTAAGTCATCAAAGTTAGGTAGTTTATTATACCGTTCATAGTGCTTATTGATGACACTATACAAAGAGGAGTATGCCGGGTCTAAAAACACCAGCTTAAGCTTTGCCCATATATCTAGGCTCTGCTCAGATAGCAATTTATTTAAGACTACGGCGGATACATCCACATTAACCTACCTTAGATTCATTGTCTACTATAACTTGGTCTATAATTTCTGTAACTTTATAAACAATATTTTCTCGTAACTTTTTAATATCTTGCTGATAACTACTACCTTTGTCAAATAGTAGACTTAGCTGTTCATGTGTTACGAGCTGTTGTAAGCCAAAATATATATGGTCGTATGCCATTGTAGATTCTGGCATGACTTCTACTTGAGCTTGGCGACCATAGTTATGTACTGCTTGCTTTACTACTTCTTCTACAGTAAACGATTCTGTATCGTGATATGTGATTGTAACTTTCATTTACAGTATCCAAAGTAAAAAGGCCGGGAGTTGATTAGACTCCCGGCCTAGTGTTATGCCTAATCTAGATTAGGCAGCAGCTTTAGCCTCGGCCTTGGCTTTCTTGTCTGCGCCTTTGTAATCGGCAACATTAATTCCGCGGCGGGTAAGAAGGGTACGAAGACCACGCTCAGTCTTATCAACTTCTTTGGCAATCTCTGCTACAGTCATAGTAGCAATACGACTACCAAGAGCAACGATAGGATCAACCTGATCTTTAGCATGGGACTCGCGCTGTGCGGGAATCTTAGCAATTTGACCTTTACGAGTAAGGCTAAGAGCCTTGCCACGTACACTTGCAACAGTCTTGTTAAGGGCAGCAGCAATATCCTCGATAAAGGCACCGCGCTCAGCCATTTGAACAAATTTTGCTTCTTCAGCTTCTGTGTAAGTACGAGCAACTTCAACTTTCTCGGCAGGCTTTACAGCGCCGGTAAGTTCTAGGGCAAGAAGTTTACCCTGAATCTGTTTAGCAGTAAACTTGCCATCAGCAAAGTTTTCTGCAATTTCTTTGTAGGTATAACGACCAACATTATCCTCAACAAAGTTGGCAAGATCATCAGTCTCGTCTTCGGTGAAGGCAGTGGTCTTTTCTTTGGCCATGCTAGCAACATCACGGTCTAGCTGGCGGAGTTTAGCAGCAATACTACGAGTAGTGAATCCAAGGGTTTCGGCGGCTTCTTCAACTTTAGCTACGCTAACGGGGCTTTGGCTACCAACGATTTGAAGCAGTTGGTCAACAACCTCGTCATTCCATTTTTTAGCTTTTTCAGTCATCTTTATTTTCTTTCAAAAATTGTTGTAGGTCTGTGATAATTTTAATATTTAGTTCTTCGGCACGTTTACGCTTAGAACTAGATTTGTCAGATTCGTCAACTAGAAAGTCTAGGGATTTGGTTACAGTTTCGGAAATTTTAAATCCAAGCTGTTCAAGTTGATCGTATGCTTCTTGTTTTGTTTTGAAACTTTTTAGTTTACCAGTAATACAAATAGTTTTTCTATCTTCTAGGGCATCTACTACATGGTTAGAGTGAAATGAGAACGGCAGAAATTCTCTCATTTCTTGAAAATCTGTTTGAATCCAATTCATAAGATTTTCGGTGGCTTTTTCCCCTAAACCAGCTTCACGGCATTTTTCTGTGGTAAGTTCGTCAATATGACTGATTACTTTAGAAACTTTCTGTGATGCGGTGTTACCAATTAAGGGAATACTAAAACTTGCTAGGACTTCGGCTAGACTTGCACTACGGCTGCGATTGATTTCATCAATCAGTTTCTCAGCCATACGCTCACTGCCCAAGCACTCAGCAATCTCACTTTCCTCTAGGTAGTAGAGTTCAGTAATATCTGCCAGTTCTAGTTTTTCTATAGTCTTAGAACCCATGCCCTTGATACCAAGGGTTTTGCAGAAGTGTTCTAACTTTTTATCAAGCTGAGCACTACAAGCCTGATTCCGGCAAAACAGCTGGTCATTAACCCACTCAAGTGGGTATTCACAACACGGACAATTTGTGGGAATCGTGATTTTCATGGGGTTTTATCCAACAGAATATAAATATTATACACTAATTGTATAGGCTTAGCAAGTCTAAATTTTACTTGCCCGAGCCTGATAAATTTAGGCATCTACTTTGTGCAGCACACAGGGAATGATTTCTCCAGCCCTGATTACAGCTACCCTGTCGCCAATTTCAAGGCCCAGTGCTTCGATAAAGCCTGGATTGTTTAGGGTAGCTCGGCTCACTTGTGCATCGCCAATCATAACAGGTTCTAGAATAGCCACAGGGGTAACCTTGCCAGTTTTACCTACTTGCCATTCTACGCCTAAGAGTGTAGTTTCTACGTGTTCAGCTCGTTCTTTTCTAGCGTATGCACCACGGGGATGCTTGCTAGTATAGCCCAAGGCTTCAAACTCTTGGTTTGAGTCACAACGAAATACTACACCATCACAAGGATAAATTTTATCTAAGTCTGCTTCCAAGACAGTTTGAAAACCCTGCTTACGCAGCCATTTCATATCTTGCGAATATGAGTCTGACCAGTGCGGGAATAAGCCATAGGCAAAGAAACTAATGGCTCGCGTTCTAAATTCATCTAGATCCTTTAGATTAAGGGAGCCAGCGGCATAGTTTCGGCTATTTTCAATATGGCTTGGAGCAACAATTTCTCCGGTAATTTGGAGAATAGGCGTATAGGAAATTTTATGCGGTACTAGGTTAGTTGACAACAGCTTGTCAGTAATCAGTTGACCCTCTACTCCATCGCCCCGAGTAAGTGCTTGAACTAACTCGCCGTTGATGTAAAGCAGTGAGATGGCTGCGCCATCAAGTTTGGGAGTAACACTAACTTCCCGAACGCCTTCTAGTGGATTACGCTGACCCTCATCATCATAGAATTTCTGCAGACTATACATTTGCCTAAAGTGTTTAGCCTTATTGGTCTGCGGAGCACTACCTACCTCGCCGTAGCCAATCAACTCAGCAAGACTATCAAACTGCTTATCACTAATAATAGGCCAGCCGTCGTAATAGTGCTTGCTTGCTGTGTCAAGAAATTCTTTGAGTTTGTTTGTCATGTTAAACTTTCACAAGAGTTTAATATTATAACAGTTTAGGGTCGTGTGGTCAAGTTAGGATTTCTTGAGCTGGTTATGGTAGTGCTCAATGATTTCCTCACCCTCTGCTTCAGCGCAGATTTCCATCATGCCGTCAAGAAGGTTGTAAATATTCTCCATACTAGCTGGGAAACTTACACCTTCTCGGCTGGCAACCCACTCGCCTTCATAGCTTAAAAAGTATTTTCGGAGTTGAATATAGATTGTTTCCCTGAAGTCATTGACCACCAGTTTGATCTGAAAGCCTTTTTCCAAGTTTTCTTCTATAAGTTTTTCATAGATAATGTTATTATCCATTAGAATTGAACTCCAACTTCTTTTAAGTGCTTAAGAGAGGCTAATTCACAGGCTGGTTGGTAGGCATACTGTAGCCACTTTTCATTAGTTAGCCATACACGGTAAACCCAGCCATAAGTAGGATCAGGCAGTTCTGTAATAATTTTTGCAGTAGAATCATATCTGCTGCTATATACAGTTTCTCCTACTTCAAACTTATCCTGCATTGCGCCTTCAGGAATAAGTTGGGGATGAAAATAGTCGTGAGAACTATTTCGTTTTGGAACGTGGTTTTCTTCTAGAATTCGTTTAATGAATTCCCCACCACGATACGTGGACCTAGAAATACCCTCAATGGTATTACCCTCAAGATATTCACGAATAATAAATCCGGTTTCTTGTTGGGTTGCAGGTTTTCCACGTAGTGCTGCCCGACGCTCACCATCTCGACGTTGACGCTCTTTGAACTGTTCAAGAAGTGTTTCTAGGCGTGAAGTGTTATAGTTCATGCCTAGAATCGCGCAAGCTTCTTTTTTGGTTATAGGCTTAGTGTTGGCATCTTTAGGCTCAAGTAGACCAATAACCTTTTGTAGATTAGTGTCTGTCATACGCTCTTGTTCAAGAGCTGATCGTTTCTTTGCCATAGCCTATAACCTCGAAAAATAAGGGCAGCAATGGCTGCCCGGAATATTAAGCCTTGATAACACTCAACAGGTAAACAGCAGCTTTACCAGTCAGTTTGCCAAGAATATCCTCGTCGATAGGAGCACCCTTGGCTTCGATAGCTTTGGTAAGCTCAGCAATAGCTGCTTCTTTGCTTACACGCTTAGTGCCTTCGCCGGTTTTGGCGGTACTGCCGCCCTTGCTAGTGCTGGCGGAGGCTTCTTTCTTAACATAGACACCCGCTTGAACAAGAACCATGCGAACACCGTTAGGTGAGGCTTCGATCTCGTCAGCAATGTCTTTGATAATCTCAGTGCTGCTCTCAGGGGTAGGATCAGCATCTTGATACATTTTAACAACTTGTTCTTTAAGTTCAGGAGTCCATTGAGTCATTTTTAATCCTTAGTGTATATTGTCTTTGTCAGAGCGTAAGTTTCCGGTTTTTGTAAGTTCGTATTCAATTAGTTTGTTATATGCTGCATCAAAACTTGCGGCTAAAATGTAAAGTTTTTCTGTAGGTATTAAGCTAGGTGGTAACATAGCTGGAATAGTTTTATTTTGTCGGCAAGTTTCGTCAATAATTGCGCCTAATTGAATGGCGATTTTAGCTGCTTCTTGAAGTGTTATGGCATCCCATATTCTGAATGGTTTATCTGTCATACTAAAGTAGTTTCGGTAATTTGCATCCGATCAGGAACAAACTGCCGATAATTGTGTTTAAGATCATGGCGAGCCATTAGCTGCATAATTTCTTCATGTTGACGATTCTTTACTTGACGATACTCGTCCAAGAAAAGTGCAAAGCTAGACTCATCAAGTTGAGTGAGATCAATACCAGCGTAATTACGCTGAGGTTCTTGCAGTACCATAACAGCACGTTGTGATTGGGAACCATCTTGTTTTGTGTAATTGAATTCTACAAGTTTCATAGTCTGTGTTTTCCTAATGAAGAAATAATATTATAGCAATATATGGCACACGATTCAAGATTAAATTTTTTAATCTTCGTTAATTGCTCGCCGCATTCCTGCTCTAGCCGATTCAAACATTGATGGAATAAATACTATTGGAAGTACGATAGGAGCCATTAGTGTGTTTAGCAAAATAAACACTACAGAGCTTAACTTGGGACTACGAGTAATATCGTTAATTACTCCTGCCTGAATAGCCTCTCTAACTAAGGGTCTAAACATAAACCACCAACTAACAATGCTAGTAGCTAGTGCAATTGAAAAATATACTATAATAATTTCATGCATAGATTACCAGCAATCGCCAATTACTTCTTCGCTATCTCCCTCTACCTTTTCTTCAAGCTCTTTGCCGCGCTTAATATCATCGTTCATATCCCGTACACGAACTAGTGCATCAATAAGTTCATTAATATGGTCAATGCTAACTGGAACTTCTCGATCACAGGTATCACGCAACATTACGTCTTCCATACCACCGTTATTAGTGCCCCACTCAAGCTCGTAATAAAAGTATTTAGTAGGTGCTTCATCAGTAGTAAACAGCTCATCTGCATCAAGCTCGCTGGGATCGTAGTCTACTGCGCCAAAAAAGATTTTCATTTGTGTTTCCTTAGTTAATTTCAATAAAGTTAATTGCAATATCTTGATCTGTACACCACTCTAAGAGTTTGTCTAGGGTAGCAATACCGGGCGGTTTTGCGCCTAAGTAGTTAACTACAGCATCAAAATCTGTATCCGCGTGTATGATTTTTTGATCTACAGTTCCGGTATGATTCATGTAGCTAGCTACAATATATTTGCTCAACTTGGATCTCCTAGTAGTTTAAGATTTAGGGTAAAGTTTTCTACTGTTGTTCTGACTAGAGTAGCTAAGATTAGCATTTCTCGTTCAGTTTCAGGATAGCCAAACAGGTCTACTAGTCCGTTTGCGATTAGCAAATAAGCACTGTTTTCATCTACGCTTAGCATACCCCAGTCAATAGGATCGTTAACTTCTTCCTCTTGTGCTAGTTCAATAATTTGTGCTAATTGTGGAATATTATTCATAGTATTGGTGGGCCCCCTGGGAGTCGAACCCAGTACCTGCCGATTATGAGTCGGATGCTCTAACCACCGTGAGCTAGAGGCCCGTATAGGTTACATAAATGCTGCCCACAGCAGCGGCATGAAAAGTAGAACACCAAAAAACACAGCAACAATCCAACCTGGATCTTTGAGTGTAAGTACGGTTTGTTTGCTGACAGGAACCCCTGCATATTCTACAGTATTTTGTGTGTTAGTATTAGTTAGGGTTTCTGAGCTACGTGGCCACGGCCAACTTTTATTTTGCACTTTTTGCAATCCTTTTATTTATATCTGCTAGGCTGACCGGAGTATAGTTGTCAAGGCACTCCATGCTAACATTTATGTAACGTGGGTCTGGGTGGCCGTTTGGTAAGAGCACTCGTTTGTAGTGCAGGTGTCCGTGTAAGTTAGTGCCCCAGCGATCCAAACTCTCTGGATGTATAGGCACATGAGTCATTACTACACCGTACCTATGGCATACTCCACGAACATCATCAAAGTATTGTGCATACTGTGCTAGCTTACACTCGTCGTGATTACCACGGATCAATATTTTTATACCGTTAAGACGACCTAGAATTTCTAGTCCTGTTGCATTCTTAGTCATGCAAACATCGCCTAGGAAGTATACTTTGTCATCAGGTTTGACCACACTGTTGTGTTGAGCAATAATGTGCTCGTGCATATGGTTAATGCCATTAAAACTACGTAGTTGTGTGCCGTCACTTCTAAGAAACTTTAAGATGTTCTCGTGATGAAAGTGATGGTCACTAGCAAAAAATACATTGCTCATTTTTAAACCTTAAAAATAATGCCCAGCCTGTGTGACATTTTTATATTATATCACACTGACTGGGCCTGTGCAAGTTTAAGTTTTGGTAGTACCTGAGGGTTTCGAACCCACGACCCTCTCGGTGTAAACGAGATGCTCTACCACTGAGCTAAGGTACTAGGGATTTGCTAGGTAAAAAGCTAGGGCAAAGCCTAGTGGAGTCATACTACGCAATTCTTTAGTTCGTTCTGATTTACCACCTAATTGCATTATTGGCGATTTAGGGTCGGGATCAACTGGTGATTGAGGCAGGTCACGATTAAATGTGCCCCACAATCCTGTTTTCTTGGTGTAGGCGTCACCAAACCACCATGGCTGAAAGTACCATGGAGTGCCTAGTTCTGGCCTAAGTTTTGCTAGTCTACCCACAGGATTTTCAATCACCCACCATTTGGGTTCATGATAGCTTATGATTTCTAGGGTTTTATCTACTAGCTGTAGGCTCTGCTGGGTACGCCCATCCCTATCTTTTTGCCCCCAGTACTGAGCACCACTACTAGCAAAGTCTGTGCAAGGTGGAGCAGCTAGGATGCCGTGTATGGGTTGTGGTAAGTCGCCGGGAGTTATATCAAGTATATCAAGACCAAGTTTAACGTCTACTTGATATACGTCATATAATCCGCTGTCGCGGTAGTATTTAGGCCAATTGCCACTATAATCGAACAGGGAAAGTATAATTTTTTTCATGGAGCGGGTAGGGAGATTCGAACTCCTCACTTCGAGTTTGGAAGACTGGCGTGCTAACCGTTAAACACTATACCCGCTAGTATACCTAACTTGTCTATAGAATAGTTTATTAACTACTTGTTCTCGTTGTTTGTCTGTGTATGCTGTCCAGTCTTGGATTTCTTCCCTAGTTCTCCAGCAGTCTATACATAGCTCTAGTTTAGGGTCTAGCCTACACACTTTAATACAAGGGGTAATCATATTAGTCTAAGACTAGCACTTCTACATCCCAGAATCCCCACTCGTCCACAGTCCAATTTAGGAACATTTTAGTTGGTAGGGGAATAAGGTAGCCAGCACTGGGTGGAATTTTTGTTTGGTTCATTGGCGCAAATCTAAGAAGTAGAGGGTGCTGGGCACCCTCTATGTTGGCAGAAGCGGTGAGATTCGAACTCACGGACCCCTTACGGAATCGTCGGTTTTCAAGACCGGTGCCTTAAACCCCTCGACCACGCTTCTAAAGATC